GTTGGTGCTAAGATTTTAGAATGCGGTTAGTTTGGGCACGGTGTAAACCGGTGGAGGCTTCTAATCCGGGGCTTAGCACTGTGGCGTATACGGGTTTACTAGTCTTATCTCTATTTACTTAGATTAGTAAGTCATATATATGAATATAGTGTATATGTACAAAAGGGGGTTGGACTCGCAAACCGACCGCTAATTCGTATACAGAGCAGTGCTTAACGTAAACCTACAGCGTAAACCTGCCGTAAACCGTGATACTCAGTGCTTAACTCTACGATTATCACGGTTTACGATTGTGCTATCCGCGCCGAGAGCAGAGTTAGATGAACGGTAAGCTTAGCTCTTGATGCATAGCACTCGCCTCTATATAGGAGGGATACCTACGAACTGTAGGCAGAGGGGTGGGGGGCCATGCGCTGCATGGGCAGGGCAATAATGTGTGATGCCTGAGATATGGCATGCCATCTTTGCCCCTCGATAGATAGGCCTCATTGCTGAGAGCACATGCCCAGGGAATGCAGGCTTGGAGCACGGAACCTGTGGCTCGGAGCACCTGGCAAAACCAGGGGTCCTAGTAAGAGCGCGCGCGGCTACCAGGTCAGCGGGCTGGGATCCAGGAATTCGGACCCGTCCCCACCCCCCTTCGTCCTTTGCTCTCGGCTCTGAATTGCTAGGTACTAGTAAAATCCTGACAGCTGTGCCCGCAGTCCTGAAACGTGAGAACTCGACCCTTAAAAATTTTCTCACGGTTTTTCGCCAAAACGCCCCTAGACATCCGAACCGTGATAAGTGAGAATGACCACTCAACCCGCAGAGGTTTCCACCATGAACCTAAACAAGTACCACTCTTCTGGTCGGCTCTATACCGACGAAGAGGCTAAGCTCCGCGCCGCCAAGCTGCTGTTGGCCGGGCGCTATATCACCCGTGGCTACCTTCGCAACGGCGAAGCTGAAAACCGCCTCAACCCGTGGGCCAACGAAGCCAAGCGCCAAGCCCGCGCCAATAAGTCCCGCCTGATCACCAGTTTGCGCCGGGGTCGAGCATGAGCTGGTTCCTGAGATTCGAGCCGGAAGGCAACAAGGGTGATACCCATACGGTGTACACCCGCACAGGGGAAAAGCTGGGCTTCCTGAAACTGGAAGGCATCTGGCGGTTTCTGCCCTGCAACACCAACGCCCGGCTGGACTGCGAGCTGTTGGCCGAAATCAGTACAGAGCTGGCCGACCTGAATGAGCGTGCCCGGTGAATCGCTGGACAGATCGATTCGCCCTGACCCTGATCACGCTCACGGTGCTGATGGGCTGTGCCATGGCCTTCGGGAGAATTTAGAAATGTTCTTCATTCTAGTTTTCGTAGCGTTGCTGTACAGCTTGCACATTGCAGGCGTTCTCTACCCACTGATCATTTGCATCGGTGTGGTCGCCGGTCTTGCATCCGTGGCCATGGTCAGTGCTTTGTGTGTATTCTGGGTACTGGACGAAACAGATCGTCTGATCGACCACACCACCGAGGGCAAGACAATGGAAGCTATCACCGCGTTTTTCACCGGCATCAAGGCCAAGTGGGATGCAATCAGCCCCACCAAGAAAGTCACCATCCTGCTCGCTGTCATTGCAGTGGCTGGCGCCACTCTGCTGCTGTCTTGAGCAACATCGTCGCCGCAAGCGCAATCGTCCTCGCAGGATTCGTCCTGTCGGGGGCGTTTGTTGCCATCGCCATGGTACTCAGTCATGTCTGACATCATCAAGTTGCTGGCCTTTGAAGAAGGTTTCAGCGAAACGCCATACCGCGACAGCCGCAACTATCCAACCGTGGGCATCGGCATTCTGATCGGCCCGCGCAACGCTGCGCTGTCCAACTACACGTTCAAGATGCCCCGTGTCGTGGCAGACCTGTGGTGCCGGGTCCACGTCGACGAGACGGCCGAAGCACTGGCAACCGATCCGGATACCAAGGCAGCATGGGCCAAGCTCTGCTCCTCAGCCAACGGCGCGCCGTACAGTGATGCCCGTTGCGCGGTGTACCTGTCCATGGCCTACCAGATGGGCGTCGGCCCGGGTGTGGGCGGTGGTGGTCTGTCCGGATTCATCAACACCAACGCGCTGATTGCCGCAGGGTCCTGGGCCACCGCCGCGCTCAACATGGAAAAATCTGCTTGGGCCACGCAAACCCCGAACCGCGCCAAGCGTCATATCGAACAGTTCCGCACCGGCGTGTGGGAAAAGAGGTACAAATGAAAACCTTAGATGAACTACTGCCACGGTTTGCGTTGGGGGATATGTCCTTCATCCAGCCGGAGCACATCAAGCAGATGGCCAACGAGCTAATCCTGTTGCGCAGCCTGAACGACCAAGGCCCGTACAACTACATCCCCTTGGCTACCTCTAAAGATCCACAGTCATGGAAAACGCCAGTCGCTGACCTGCCTACCGGCCGGGAAAACGAAACACCGATAGCGCCCTGTCGTTTCTGTGGCAAGCTCTACTGTGGTTGCCAAGTAGTTGGAGACGAATAATGCCCGGACCAAAACGTGACCCCGCCGAATTCGGCGACAACGCCAAACCAGGCAAAGAACAACCAAACGTCGAAGAGAAAGAATTCGTGATCACGCTCAAGGACGGCTCCATAGCCAATGTCCGTGCGTTCCGTATCTTCACCGCCTACGACGTGAACCTGGGACTGGTGGTGCGAGCACTGCGCAGCGACGAGAGTGACGTCGGTGTGTTCTACGCACCGCTGGGCTGGACTTTGAAAGATCCTTCAAAATGGGTGACAACGCCATGACTGACAAAATCGACCTACCCGAAGGCGTAACCCGCCTGCTGAATGAACTGCCGGTGACTGACAACGTCAAACCAATCGGTGCCCAACACGACCGGCCGGGCCTGAAGGTGGTCCCTATCGCTGAACAGGAAGGCTGGCGCGATGCGGTCAAAACGCTGCGCCTGATGGCTGACAACATCGAGAACGGTGTGGACTCCGGCATCGTCCGCATGGGCTATGTCATCCAGCGCGAAGATGGCTGCCTTGACATAGGTGGTATGGGGCCGCTTGCGGAAGACCTGGCCGTACTTGCGCTGCTGGGGCTGGGCATCCATCAGATGCAGAGTGAAATGCTCTACTAAGGGGGCAACCCGTGGCGATCATAAAAAATTGCCAGTGGTGCCAAATCGAATTCCCAGCGGCGCGCAAGGATGCACGCTTCTGCTGCGATAAGTGCCGCTGGAGTGAACATGCTGACAAGGCTTATGCGATGAAGCGGAACGAGACCCTGAATGACATAAACGCCGTTCTCGATCCTGATCCGAAGCCTCGGAAGAAGGGAGGCGGTTTAGCCGCCAAGCGCAAAGGGGAACGCGGCGAGCGCGAAGTGACAGAAATCATAAACAAGATCACGGGGGAGGGGGTTAAACGCAAACTCGGACAGGCCAGGGAAGGGGGAGGCGATGCGGACTGGGGGCCGTTCCTGCTCGAAATCAAGAACAGGACAACCGTCAGCATGCCGGAGTGGCAGCGCCAGGTTTGCGAGGCTGTAAAAGACACTGGGCAAGTTCCTGCTGTCGTCTGGAAGCGCAAAGGGGGTCAGTGGTGGTGCGCGGTGCCATTCGAGGAATTTGTACAGATTTTCAATACACTGAGGCTGGCAGCCATGGCCAGTATCGAGGCCCAAAATGAATCTGGTGGTGCTCCCCGAACCTGAATACAGTACGTCCCCAGAAATGGCGCTGAACCGAGCGCTGGAAGCTGACCTTGAGTCAGTAATCATCTGCGGCTACACCAAAGATGGATACTTTCGTACCTTCAACGCTAGAATGTCTAATGCAGATGCGTATTTCGCGCTAGCGCAGGGCCAAGACCATATAATGGGCAGATGAAATGACGGACAATGTGCTGGTAAACATCAAGCTGACTTCCCCGAGCGTAATCAAGCGTGTAACGCCTGATAGCCCATCGGACGTGTCGCGCCGCCATGATCAGGAAACTGGCCGCCGCCTAGCGCACAAGTACGCGGAAGAGGCGATGCTGGAGTTGGTCAGCCTGATGCGCCAGACCACAGACGAAAACGTGAAGCTCCGGTCCTGCAAGATGATCATGGACCGAGCGTGGGGCCAAACCAAGGCCTTGACCGAAGAAGAGAAGAAAGGCGCAGACGCCGGGTCTATCCTGGATATTCTGGCCAGCGTATCCGTGAGCCAGACACAGATCGAAAACGAGGCGCGTGGCCACGCCATCGCCAAACAGAACGAATTTATCGAAGGTGAATCCACTGTGCTGAACGTCGAAGACTTTCTGGCTGAAGCAGAGCGGGAGCGCCAAGAGTGACCGATTCGATTCTGTATCAGGGCGACAACATTGAAATGCAGAAGCGCGCCGCCGCGACTATCAAGCTGTGGCGGGAACAGCCGTGGCTATTCGTGCGTGACGTCCTCAAAGTGGAGAACATCGAACCATGGCAACTGGACGCATTCAAGCGGATCAAGAACCCGCAGCTGTCACCCCACAAGACAATTCGGTCTGGTCACGGTGTTGGGAAGTCGGCTTGGTTATCGTGGCTCATTTTATGGTTTACAACTACCCACTTCCCGTGCCGTGTTCCGTGTACCGCTCCAACCAGCCACCAGCTAGAAGATATTTTGTGGTCAGAGCTGGCGCTGTGGCGGCGCAAAATGGGACCACGGCTGGGGGAACTGTTCGAAGTCACCAGTGACCGGATGTACATGAAGCTGGCCCCCGATGAAGCTTATGCAGTGGCTCGAACTGCACGCCGGGAAAACCCGGACGCCCTTCAGGGCTTCCACTGTGAAAATCTCATGTTCCTTGTGGACGAAGCTTCGGGTGTACCGGACGAAATCTTCCAGCCACTGGAAGGTGCGCTGTCTACACCGGGCGCAAGTTCCATTCTTTGCGGTAACCCGACTCGTCCACGGGGTTATTTCTACGATAGTCACCACCGCAATCGGCACCAATTCGATGTTATCCGCGTTTCCTGTGAAGAATCGTCCCGCGTAAGTCCTGACTACATCGCGAAGATGAAATCGCAGTACGGCGAAGAATCGAACGTCTACCGGGTACGTGTACTGGGTGAATTCCCGCTGGAAGGCGCAGACGTCGTCATGCCGCTGTCTATCGTTGAGCCGGCAATAGGCCGGGAAGTAGCAGAAACCCCCGTCAAACCGATTTGGGGCCTTGACCCAGCCCGTTACGGCCAGTGCTTGACCGCGCTAGCCAAACGCACCGGTAACCACCTCACAGAGCCTGTGAAGACATGGGGCCAGGTAGGCCTGATGCAGACAGTCGGCCGCGTGGTGCAGGAATACGAGAACACAGAGTACGCAGAGCGCCCATATGAAATCATTGTGGACGTCTGTGGCCTCGGTGCTGGCGTCGTTGACCGGCTGGAGGAACTGGGCCTGCCCGTGATCGGCATCAACGCTGGTGAAGCCCCACCACGCGGCGAGAAGCTGAATGTGCAGCGCATGAGGGACTGGTTGTGGATGCAGGGCCGTGACTGGTTCATGACCAACGCCTGCCAGATCCCGAACGATGCATTTCTCGTCTCTGAATTGACCGACGTACACTTCACCCTGACTTCCAGCGGCAAAATCGTCGTGGAGTCCAAAAAGGAAATGCTGGATCGCGGTGTGCCATCACCTGACCGCGCTGATGCTTTTCTGTTAACATTCGCGGGATCTGTTCAGACTAGTGACGCATGGGAAGCGAGCAAAGTGACAAGGAAGAAAAAGCGTCGCGGCGGGTTCATGGCATCTTAATTCGGGGAATTTTTAAATGGCCACTGGTACTGACAAATCGGTCACTGACAGCGACGTCGAGCTGGTCACCTGGGCGCAGAACAAGCTGACCCAGTTCACCACCGCCACCAACCAGTGGCGCAACGACGCTATTGACGCCTACGCTGCGGTGGCTGGTGACCAGTGGGACGCGCAAGTCAAACAGGAGCTGGAAGACGATTCCCGGCCTGTTTTCACGTTTAACCGCATCGCCGGGTTCATTCGGGGCATTTGCGGCCTGGAGACGTCGACACGCAACCAAGTGCAGTTTTTTGGACGTGAAATCGACGATTCGGGACAGGCCGACGTCGTCAACGGTGCCGTAAAGTACGTCCGCGAGAGCTGCGACGCCGACGACGAAGAGTCGGACTCCTTCAAGGACATGCTGATTTGTGGCCTGGGATGGACTGAAACCTATTTCACCACTGAAGAATCGACCGAAGGTGACATCATCGTCGAGCGGTGTGACCCGCTCCACTGTGCTTACGACCCTTCCGCCCGTAAACGCGGCCTGGCCGACACTCGCTGGCGCGCCCGGTACAAATGGCTCCCGAAATCGACGATCAAGGACGTTTGGGGCGCATCCGTGGCTGACAAGATCAGCACCGAGATTGATAACGACGCAGAACGCGACGAAACGGGCGGTTCTATTCACGTAAGCGGTACCCGTGACCCGTACGCGGACGGCGACAACGACGGTGATGTAAAAGTCACGAATGGCATTAAAGTCGTTCAGTTTCAATACGTTAAGACCTGCTACTACATGGAAGTGATGAACCCTGAATCGGGTGAATCGGAAGAAATCACCGTTGAAGAGTTCGACAAGATCAACAAACGCCTCAAAAAGGCCAAGTTGCCACTGCTGGAAGGCGAGCGCGTCAAACACCGCCAGTACCGCCAAATGATCTTCAGTGGCGGCGTTTTACTGGAAGACGAGGTTTTACCTTGTGCCGGGTTCACCCTGCAAGCCATTACCGGCGTCCGTGACCGCAACTGCGGCGTCTGGTACGGCTTCGTCCGTGACCTGCTCGACCCACAGCGCTGGATCAACAAGTTTTTCAGCAGCATGGCCGACGTCGTGGCCAGCCAAGCAAAAGGGGGCCTGCTCGCTGAAGCGGATGCCTTCGTAAGCAAAGAGGACGCGGCAGATGATTGGGCAGATCCACGGTCCATTGTATGGCTCAAGCGTGGCGGGCTTGAGCGGATCAAGGAAAGGAGCAATCAGGGTGTACCGGCCGGTCTTAATCAATTACTCGACTTCACTGTGCAGAGCCTTCCTGACGTTGCAGGGGTTAACCTTGAATTCTTGGGTATGGCTGGCCGGGAGCAGCCCGGTGTACTGGAACACCAGCGCAAACAGGCCGCGATTAGCACCATGGCCGAGTTCTTTAATGCGCTACGCCTATACCGCAAGCAGCAAGGCCGCGTACTTGTCCAGTTTATCCATGCGTTCATCAACGATGGCCGACTGATCCGCATTGTAGGCAAGAAAGAAGCAAAATATGTGCCCTTGTCCTTCAACCTCGACACGTTGAAATATGACATCGTAGTCGACGAGGCCCCGAACAGCCCGAACCAGAAGGAACAGACCTGGCAAGCGCTTATGCAGGTTCTACCGGTCGCCGCGTCTATGGGTATGCCGATCCCCCCAGACGTCATCCAGTACGCTCCATTCCCGCAAGCGCTGAAGGAAGACTGGCTGGCCTACGCCGACCAATCCGGTGGCAACCCGCAGGAAATGAAGGCGCAGATGCAGCAGATGCAACAACAGGTGCAGGCGCTCCAGCAGGAGAACCAGCAGCTCAAAGGCAAGAAAGAAGAGGCCATGGCCAAGATCCAGTTGGACGGCCAGTCGGACCAAGCCAAGTTGCAGCAGGACCAGCAGCGCATCCAGGCAGAATTGCAGCTTAAACGTGAGACTGCACAAGCAGAACTGGAACTGAAGCGCGAAACCTTCATGGCCGAAATGCAGCTTGAACAAATGAAGCTGGGCCTGAGCAACGACCTTGAACGCGAACGCATCCAGGTGAACGCCGCCGCGCAAGTGGAGTCAGCCGCCATCAACGGTGCCCAACAAGCCGCGAACAAGCCAGAAGCAAAGCCTGAGCCTGCCTCCAAGGAAGATGGGGCGCTGAAGGCCGTAGCCAAAGCTCTGGAAGCGCTTGCAGGACCAAAAACCATCAGTGACGGCAAGGGTAAGACCTACACCGTAAAACCGGGGAAAGCATAAATGGCAATTCAGTTCAGCGTAGCGGTGCGTAACGCCCGCATCAACGCGGTAGAGACCACTATTGGCACGTCTCCAAAGCTCCAGATCCGCACTGGCGCGCAACCCGCCACCTGTGCCACTGCCGCATCGGGAACGCTGCTGTGCGAGCTGACGCTGCCTTCTGACTGGGCTAACGCGGCTTCGTCCGGCGCTTCGACACTGGCGGGCACCTGGACCGGTACCGCAGTTGCCACCGGCACCGCCGCGCATTACAGGATTGTCGATACGGCCGGTACTACCTGTCACGAACAGGGTAGCGTCGGTTTGGGGTCTGGTGACCTGTCGCTGGATAACACCAGCATCGCCACCGGCCAGACGGTCACTATCGCTACGTGGACGACCACCGACGGTAATGCCTAAGTGGCAACAAAGCTCTACTTCCGGGCCGCACTCGCTCCCACAACAGGGACGATGCCCCCGGGCGAGCAGTCGACGCTTACCCAGAGCTGGGCTACTTCAAACGCGACTGTAATTTGCCTTCTGTCGACCACAAAAGGCGCTGGGCCGATAGACCAGAGTGCTGGAACGTCACTGGCCAGCACCGCCGCGCAAAACTGTTACATGGGCATGTTTGCCACAGACACGTTCAACGTCGGGCAGACAGTAGGTGGCGGGGGTCAGA